ATAACCGACCTTTACCGTTTTTTTGATGTCCTTACCCACAACGTCCGCCGTCGTTTTTTGAATTCTCGCCAAAAACGGATTGATTTTCATATCCAAAGCGTCCGTCACTGCATCAAGATAAAAAGATTTTAAAGCATTGTCTGCCGTTGCAACTGTAATCATATAATTTCATTCTCCTTTTTGTTTGGCTTAAAGCCTTTCTTTAATTTTGCGCATCCGCAGCGCAGATTCCCGCGTCGTAGCCCGCAGATTTCCCTGCCCACGTTCCTCCGCTCTGCCTTTTCCGTTTGTAAAACGGTTGTGTTATTTCGCGTCGCTCGTTCTCTCTTTAAAATACTGCAACGCCATACACCCTGCCGCCCCAATACTGCGCGCACGTTTGGGCGGTGTCAACGGAGCCGTCACTCCGCTAAGCGTCAAAGGCGCGTTTGTTTTTCCAATCGAAGAGAGATACTCTCCAATAACACGCAATCGCACGCTTTCGTCAAGACAAACTTTTTTATAGAGCTCCTCAGAAGAAAGACCCTCCTCTCCAAGTGCGACGGACGGTATTTCCTTCACGTCTACCGGCTTCATGCCATTCAGAATACTTTCCTTCTCAGCCGTTTCTTCGTCTTTCTCTACGTCGTTCGCCTCTTCTTTTGTTACTCCCTCCGTCATAACCGCCGCCTCCGACGACACGGCTACTTCTTCAAGAGCTTTTTCGGCGTTTTCTTCCGCAAAAGTCGGTTCAAGCGTATCACTTACCTTTTCGCTGTTCTCGGGGATAGGTTTCCCAACGTCCGACATAAATTCATCGAACTCTTTCGCCGCAGCTCGGTGTGCGCGAGCATTTTTACGGAGCTTTTCCACCCCCATTTCATCCGCGCCGTTTTTACGCTTCCACTCTTCCGCTTCCTTTTCCAGTTCCTTTAACTTTTGACTTCTTCTTGTAAATTCCGCCTGCAAGGAACTGTACGCCCTTACAAGGGCGTCTACGTCCTTAAACTTCCCCAAAACTGTCGAGGCTTCCTGATTCTTTGCCGCTGCAACTTCCTCCGTTAGGGTAGTTTCTTCGTAAACGTTATCCTCTTTATTCATATCTGTTTTCTCCTTTTTTAAATATTTTCCTTCATCTTCTTATGCGCTTCAATATGCGCCAAAAACTTCTTCTTCCATTCCTCTTTCTTCCTGGAATTTTTAAATTCCGCCGACAATAAGAATCTCGTATGTTCCAAAATATGCGTGTCATGTTCGTCATAACAATCGGGCTCGATTTCACTCTCTCGAAGTTCCAAATTCTCATCCACCGCTTTTCCTCTATGCAGAGCCGAAATATCCTTTGCATTTTCATAACTGCCAAACCCAAACGCTTCCAAAATACGGTTCTTATTTTCCGAAGTGAGTCTCCCCGCTTCATCTGTCAATAATCCCGCCTCATAGAGCTTGAGCAGCGTCGCTCTCTTTTCCTCAGGCGTAGTCGCGTCCTGCGGCTCAAACTGCAAATCATTCACCGCAAGGTTTGCCGCATTGAAATAATGCACCTGCGTCTTTTTGTTTTCGCCCGTCATGGTCATGAGTCTCGCCGTCCCCGCAAACTGTCTGTACAAACGTAAAATATGTCTGCCTACTTCTTTCATCGCGCGCTCCATACTCGATATCGTCGCCGACAATCTCGTTTCATCTTGCGTTAAAAGCAGCTGTAACCCCGTCGCGCTCGTCACTCTTACAGGCGTGGAGTTCTGCGACAAATCGCTCACACCGCTAATCAAGGCAAACTCTTTTTCCAACCATTCTTCTTCATCTTTAAACTCCGAAGGCACACTGCCGCAATCGAGCATTTCAGGCGCTTTGCCCCCTTGTCTATACACAAGGATCTTCCCGGGTAGCAACCCTTCAGCCGCCAACTCCTCGGTATCCACCGAGCCATCCTCCACCGTAAGAACCCCCATCGAGAGTCTGTTCAAAAACTCATGTTTTCTGTTTCGCACCGCATTATACGCTCTCTGCACGGGAATGAGTCTGTCAATAACGCTCCCTGCAAAAAACGCCCCGGGCAAGCGCAAACAATCCTGCTTTACAAACGGAAACCCTCTCTCGCCCTTTTCACGATTCAAATAGGGCAACGGCCCTACAAACAACAGCTTACCGCCTGCCACAATTTCCAACTTCCCGTCAGGAGCTTCGCCGCTAGGCTTCGTATAACGTTCAATCAACACTACGCCGTCCTTAATTTTCGCAGAGCTCATTCGCCCAAAGGAGCTCGCCTTTCCGGCAGAAGGCTCGCTGTATTCCAACGTCACTTCCTCACCATTTTCCACCGCAACGCCAAACTTCTCGAAAATATACGCCGCCGTCACCGTCTGCGCATGAATAAGACTCGCTACGCCGTCCACGTCCTCTGCGTCCAATCTATCGGGAAAAATCTCAAACGGCGATACTGCAATAACCTGCGCTTCCCCCTCATAAATAGGCGCGCCGTCCTCCGTCACCGCTACCTGTCTGCCGCCTTGCTCCGACCAAACGATTTTGTAAAACGCACTGCCGCAAGTCTCCGACCAAATAATTACTTTGGAAACCGTCTCGCTCAACCCAATACGTTCCTGTACGTAACGCAATACGCCTGTTGCGAGCTTCGCCGCCTGCACGTCTCCGTCCTCATCTGAGAACGCGCGAACGCGCAACTCAGGCTTGAGCTTTTCCAACTTCGCAATTCTCGAATCCACTGTCGGAGCGATATGGTTAAACACTCTGCGAGACTGCCAATAAAAACGAGGATCTTCTTCAATGATTTCCCCTGAAGGCAAAACGTCGCAATACTGATTGCCGCTCAAAAAATTAAGATTTAACAGCCAACCGCTTTCCAAACTTCTGCGCTCCTCTCTGCGTCGCAAAAAATCCTCCGTGACCTCACGCGCAATACGCGCCTCCTCCTGTTCGATTGCCGCCTTTTCTCTCTCAGCCGCATCTCTTTTAAAAATATCCATACTTCCCATCTCCTTTTATTTCTTTTTCGTGGAAACTGTCTTTCTTCTCGACACCTTTCGTTTGGGTTTTTCTACCGTTTCCACCGATGTTTTTTCCTCTTTTTGTAACTCCGACAACAACCTCTTTCGCTCCTCTTCCAGCTCCTCGTCCGTCCAAGCGGCAAACTCTCCGCTATCCCCGTCTGCCGCGAGCAACATTTGCACCGCTTTCAAATCAGGGGGAACATCCTTTTTCGTCTTTTTTCGTTTCGTCAATTTCAATGTGCCGTCCACTTCCGCATATTCTTCCGTAACTTCCGCCACCTGATACCCAAGCGCCACCTTTAAAAGAGCGTCCCCGATTTTATCCTCTTTGGTCTTTTCCTCTTTTTTCTTCGCACTCATGCCCTACTCCTTTTTGATAATTTCACCCTTCAACGCATACCTGCCCCCTTCCTTTCACCTTTCTATCGACCTTTTCCTAAGATTTAATAGTCTCTTTTCCTTATCCTTTTGAATCATCGTTTTCTCACTTCCAAGCATCGTCTTTTTCGGGCGAGTCATCAAATAATACCGCATTTCATCCAAGCTATGATCGTTGACCTTCCTCGGCGAGTCGCCGCTCCCCCAATAATACCCCTTCAACTCACTGATAAGATGCGGACAAGTATTAAAAATATAAAGATTAGGCAATCCGTTTTTCTGATTGAGATAGCTCTTCACCCTCGCAATCCCCGAAAACAAATCCTTTTCCACGTCGGGATTGACCAAAATCCCACGCTCGTAAAAGAGCTCCACCACGCTCTTTACCCCCGCCAAAGTCCTCTGCTTTGCGGCGCTGTCGATGAGCGCGCATATTCTCCCCCGTCCATCACGTTTCCAATCCAGCTTATCGCAAATCTTCGAAATCTCCGCCGCATGATAATCAATATCTTTTCCCGCTTCGTAATGCTCGTAAGTCACGTATACGTTGTCGTCAAAATCCACCGCATACCAATGCGCCGATAGAGGATTGTTAAGCCCCGGGTCAATAGAAATAGTATCCTGCCACTCTTTAGGAATGGGAACAGGCTCGATAACGTGTATCTGTTCGTCAAACTCAGGATACACCAACCCCTCTGCCGCGCTCGCAAACCGCCCAAATCTTCGGGCTTGCAGCGTTCGCTCGTCCAAGCTCGCTTCCATCAACGCCACTTCCTTTTCATCCAGATAAGGATTATCCGCCCACTCCATAAACTCATACCAAGCCTCAGGATCATTTCGGCGGTTGAGAAAAATCTCGTTATACACAAACGTCAATCCCTTGAGCGGCGTCATCGTTCCAAACACGTCTCCCTGCCTGTCCATAACGCGCATTCGACACTCTCTGTACACGTCCTCAGGCGGTTCCTCGTCAAACCACACAAAATCCAGCGACGTACCTTGAAACTTCTCCCTGCCCTGATCACAGCTCTTAAACCCGATTACCGAGCTCCCGCCCAGTACGTTCTTAATCCGAATAAAGTCAATAATTCCGTCTTCAGGGGAGTCTCTCCGCCCGCTGAGCATCACCACTTCCTCAATCCAATCCTTTCTCAAATACTGTAAAATCTTCTTTTGCGCCACGTCGCGTTGCACCTGCGCCGAGAGCGAAACCACCCACCCATACACGTTTTGTCTGTTTTGACGATAAGGATGAATCCCCCTCGCCATATACACGCACTCCACTGCCCCACATTCCGTTTTCCCCGATCGATTCCCACCAAATACCCAACGGTTACGTTTCAAACACCGATGAAACGCCAACTGCTTTTCATGCTTTTTCTCTCCCGTATTATACGCAGCAAGCTTATCCCCATCCTTTCGTCTCTTTATCTCCGCTTCAATCAAACACAGCTTTTCTACAATATTTCTCATAATCCCTTTCAATCAGTCAAAACCGCCCTACTCTTTTCTCGTATAATACTCTCTACAGCCCTGCTGAAAACCTTTTTAAGAGTATCGTATTATGAAAAAATTCATTTTGACAATA